GCTTATATAAAACAAGGTATAAGAGTTGAAAGGTTAATAGATAATACAATAGGTGCTACAAATTTATTTCCTGAAATAGTTTTTGCATTATTAACTGATACTAGATTTGGACTTGCAGACTCAATAGGTGTTAGTTCTGTTGATAGAGAAAGAATGGTTACTGCTGCTAAGTTCTGTGAAGCTAATGGATTTTATTGGGATGGTGTTATTACTGATAAAGTAAATGTAAGAGAGTTTATATATCAAAATGCAGTATTTAATTTATTAGATTTTACAATCCTTGGCGGTAAATTTTCCCTTTTTCCTTCTGTTCCATTTGGCTCAGATTTTGTAATTAAAAAAGATAAAGTAATTAGAGAAGAGATAAGAGCATTATTTACAGATGGCAATACACGAAACCTAAAAGTAAGTTTTTTAGCTCCAGAAGAGCGTCAAAATTTCATAGGAACAGTTTATTTTAGGAAAGAAGTACCAAATGGATTTGCTGAAACATTATCTAAAACTTTTTGTGTTGCAACAGACAACAATCAGATAGCAGAGAAATTTCCTAGTGAAGTATTTGATATGTCTGATTTTTGTACTAATTCACAGCATGCCCAAGAATTTTTACAACACGCATTGATGATTAGAGCAAAAGTAGATCATGGTATAAATTTTGAAACCACACCACAGGCTGCATTAGGATTAAAACCTGGTGATTATATACGTTTTATTTCAGAAGCTACTCATACCAGTAGATTTGAAAATGGTGTTATATCTCCTGATGGAGTTGTACAAAGTGTGGGTAATAACAGTCTTACTAATGTCAATATTTATCATTGGAAACCAGGCACACAAGAAGTCAAAGAATCCAACTTAAATGTTGTAGATGGATTTACTACAGACGCTAATTTATACGGATCTGTTTTTACAGTAAAACAAACAAGTGAATCTAATAGACTTTATAAAATAGAATCCATGACATATACCGATGAAGGATTAATACAAGTTTCTGCTAGTCATGCACCTCTTTTATCTGATGGCACTCTTGCTACAATAAATTATGATCCCGTTAATGATTTTACGAATCTAGATTAATGTCAACACAAAGATTCTTTCCACCCATAAAACCTTCTTCAAGAAGCTATACTCCTGGAAGGTATCCGCAAACTGAATTTGTTGCACAGAATGGTGCAAAAACTGTAATTAGATACGGTAATAAAAAAGTAGACGCAAGATTAACTTTAGGATTTACAAATATTACAGATGACGAAGCTAATTTAATTTTAAATTTATACGAAGAAGTTAATTCTGATTATGATTATATTCAATTTAATACAAGTGATGGGCTTGCAGGTATGGTTCTTCCTGACACAACAAATATGAATTTATTTGATAAATTTAGAGAAATTGAAGGTTTTGAAAGAACTTTGTTAAGATACAGGTTTGATGGTCCTCCTACTGTTACAAGTGTCAGACCTAACAGAGTAAATGTGCAATGTAAATTTGTCGCTTGCCTCGATGGGGATTAGAATGTATTTAAAATTAAACTAAAACGATGGCTGGCTTTTATTCTGGTAAAGAAGGCGAATTACTGATAGATGGAACGAAAGTTGCTAAAGTCAGATCATTTTCATTTTCATTTAACCAAGCAGTTCTTGAGACTGTTTCTTTAGAAGATACTGATAGAACAATTATTCATGGTACTAGAAGTTATACAGGTAGTGCTAGTGTTTATTATTATCAAGATGTAGCTGGAGGCGGTGCTGGTCAACTTAGTACTTTAATAAGTAATATCATAAAAACTGGTAGTAGTGCAGGTGATGGTGCAAATGCAGAAAGCACTGCTATGACATTTAAGTTAAGAATAAAAGATGGATCTACTGCTGGTAGATTTATAGAGTTCCAAGCAATACCAACAAGTTTTGGTATTACAAGTGCAGTAGGAGAAGTAACAGCAGCAGATATTAGTTTTGAAGTAAATGGAGCACCTACTGGCCTTGTCTTGTAAATGTCTATTTATTTTGGATCAACTGGTTTTATTGAGTTAAAACGTGATGCCTTAAATTCTCAAATAGGAACATCTTTAGACCCTGCTGATGTAAATACAACTAAGAAAAGATTTTCTGTTGAAAATATAAATGGTTCATTAATTACAGGAGATCAAGTTGAGATAGAAACTGTTGATGGAAGTAATTTAGATTTATTGTCTGGTCATAGTTTTCCTGATCTTCGTAAATATATTCATATTGATGATATGGGTGGGATTAGGTTATATAATACTTTCTCATCTGCTTTGGCTGGTGAAGTAACAGATGCACTTACATTAACAGCACCATCTTCTACAAAAAATATATTAATACGCACTAGAAATACTAGGTTCAGACCACTTGCAAAAATTACTGAATTTGAAATTACAACAACAAGAGATACAGTTGATGTCACAAATCTAGGAGAAGAATTTAGAAGGCAATATGAAAATGGTCTTATATCAGGGCAGGGAACAATACAAACAATATGGCAACATAGAAATTTTCAGAATGATACAGCTGATTTTACAAGTCCAGAATTTCCTGTCTATCTAAGTCAGTTATTGGTACGTATGCAGCAGGGAGCAGATTTTGAAGGAAGATTTTATGTTTATCACGATCCAACTCAAACTACGAACAGTGTTTGGTATCAATCAATGTGCGTTGTTACTAATGTAGCAGTCAATGTACCTGCAAGTGGTTTGGTAGAGGCACGGATAGAATTTATAACTAATGGAGAGATAAGACTTCATAATGGAGTACCGCCTTCATTCTTGTTATTAGAAAACAGTGATAAGATATTGCAAGAGGATGGAGATGGTATTTTACTTGAAGATCCTTAAATTTAGATTTATGATGTACTTAAAAGTGACTTGACATGGCTGATCTACAGATTACACAATTACCCGAATTAGGTTCAGCCCAACTGCAAGCAACAGATCCGATTGCGGTTGCTGATGTCAGTGCAACAGAAACGAAAAAAATAACTGCAAAAAACTTAGTACAAGGTGCTTTTGGATTAATAGATAATGCGTCTATACCAGCAACAAAATTAACTTACCCTTTAACAGCAGGTCAAATTGTTACAGCAACTTTAGCGGATAACGCTGTTACTAATGTAAAGATTACAGATGCGACTATAACTGGTACAAAATTAGTAAATGATACGATCACAGCTACTCAAATAGCAGCAAATGCTATAACTTCCAGTGAGCTTGCAGATAATGCGGTAGATACAGCAGCAATAACAAATTCAAATGTAACAACAGTTAAATTAGCAGATACAGCAGTTACAACTGCAAAGATAGCTGATAGTGCTGTTACCTTTGTTAAGACTAATTTTAGTGATGGTGATATCCCTGGAGCGAAGCTTACTTCTGCTTCTGTAACTTCAACTCAAATTGCCAATAATGCTGTAACTGCAAATGAATTAGCAGATAATGCAGTGGATACTGCTGCTATTGCTAGTACTGCTGTTACAGGAGCAAAAATTGCTTCTGATACTATCACTGCTGGCAATATTGCTGCTAATGCTATTGGATCGTCCGAACTTGCTGACAACTCAGTAGATACCGCAGCTTTAACATCTAATGCTGTTACGACTGCAAAAGTTACAGACTTAAATATTACTACAGGAAAGTTAGCTAACAACGCTGTTACTGCTGCCAAAATTGCTGATGATACTATTACTGCTACACAAATTGCTGCAAATGCTGTTGGTTCTAGTGAACTAGCTGATAATGCTGTAGATACGGCTGCTATAGCAAACTCTGCTGTTACTGACGGTAAAATCTCAGGTGTTTCAGGCACAAAAATAACAGATGCGACAATTACAGCAGCTAAGTTAAATACATCTAATATTGATAGGTCATTAAATGTAGCATCAGGTAATTTAGGAATTAATAATGCAGTAACAGGAGGAGCTTCTGCAAGAAATGGTATTACATACAATGCACAAGGACTGATAACATCTACAGCAGCATTAGTTGCAAGTGATATACCAGAAGCTACTGCATCAGCAGTTGGTGGTGTAAGCGTACCATCAACAGGTGGTTTGGCCGTTACAGCAGCAGGTGCATTATCAATAAATAATACTGTCACTGGTGCGACCAGATCAGGAATTACTTTTAATGATCAAGGATTAATTACATCAACGGCTGCTTTGGCAGCAGGTGACTTACCTGTAGCTACAGCGTCTGCTGTTGGTGCTGTATCAATACCAGCATCTTCTGCTCCTCTGGCTATTTCTAATACAGGAGTTTTAACTGTAGCCGATAGTGGGGTAACAGCAGGTACTTATCCGAAAGTAACAGTATCTGCAAAAGGCTTTGTTACTGCTGGAACTACTCTTGCTGCTGGAGATATTCCTGACTTAGCAGCAACAAAAATTACAACAGGACAATTTGGTACAAACTTTGTAGCTAATGATGCTATCACTATGGATAAGCTGGCAAACTTATCTACTGGATTTATACAAGAAGCATCACCTGATATATCTGATTTGCCAACTGGTGTGTTCTGGTTACAAGAATCAACAGGACAGCTAAGAATCTTTAACGGTAACAGTTTCTTCTCTGTTGGTTTTGGAAGGTTAGCGGAAGAAAACCTTAGATTCTGCGGAACATTTAACGCTAGTAACGGAACAATAGTTACACTTACAGCCTTTGGAACGTCAGCAGGTTTTACTGTAAGTAATGCAATACCAGCAGGTACAGCAACATTAACTGGAGCTTACTTTGTTTGTGTTACTCCTGGAAATGGAACAGCAGTTGTACCAAGTACTAGCTTTGATGCAGGTG